CAGAAATTTTATTGAGTCCTGGCGTTTTAGCAAGAGAGAACGATACCTCGTTTGTAACCGCACAACCTGTTCAAGCAGGTGCTGCAATCTTAGGCCCTACAGCAAAAGGTCCTACAGTTCCAACAGTGGTAACTTCTTACTCTCAGTTTAAAAACGTATTTGGAGGATCTGTGCTATCAGGTTCAGACTATTACACTTACTTCACAAACATAGCAGCTTATAATTACTTCCAACAAGGAGGTGATTCGCTTTTAGTAGCTAGAATTACTAACGGCACTTACACATCAGCTACTTCATCTACAATCCCAACTGGATCTGGTGGACCTACTACCGGATTGTCTCCTTTTGTGTTAGAGACCTTATCTAAAGGTACTATCATGAACAGCACAGGACCTACAGGTGCTAATGGAACATTGGCTTCTGGATCTGCTGATAATATTAGATGGGAAGTTACTGGGGTTAATACAGCAAACGGAACCTTCTCATTACTAGTTAGACAAGGTAACGACACTCAGAATGCAAAGACAGTATTAGAAACTTGGAATAATCTTTCTTTAGATCCTAAAGCTTCTAACTTCATTTCAAGAGTAATTGGAGACCAAACACAGGTTGTTAGAACAGATGGTTCTTCTTACTATATTGATGTTACTGGTTCTTACACCAATGCATCTTCTTATGTAAGAGTATCGGCTGTTAACTACTTAACTCCTGATTACTTTGATAACAATGGAACAGCTAAGGCAGCTTACACTGGTTCTTTACCAACAGCAGCTTCTGGAACTTTTGGAAACGCTACAGGAACTCCTTTCACAGAAAGACAAGGTAAGTTCTACCAAAGTGCAGGTTTGACTTTAAATGCAGATTCTCAAGGAGTAACAGGTTCAGATTATGATACAATGTTGAATCTTTTAGCAAATCCTGACGAATACCAGTTTAACATTATTTCAGTACCTGGTTTGAATACCACTTCAGCACCTTCTGCTTTGACTACTGTGATTAATAATGCACAGAACAGAGGTGACAATATTGCAGTAATCGATGTAGCTCCTTACGGAACTTCAATCTCAACTACAACCACCAATGCAGCTGCTTACGATACTTCATATGCTGCTACTTACTGGCCTTGGGTACAGACAATTGATCCTGAATTAGGAGGTAATGTTTGGGTTCCTGCTTCAACTTTGATTCCTGCAGTTTATGCATTTAACGATAACGCTTCTGAGGCTTGGTTTGCACCTGCTGGATTTAACAGAGGTGGAATGTCAACAGTAACTAGAGCCGAGAGAAAATTATCTCAAGGGGACAGAGATACTCTTTATATTGCAAATGTTAACCCGATTGCTACTTTCCCAAATCAAGGAGTAGTGGTATTTGGACAAAAGACTTTGCAAAAAAGAGCTTCTGCTTTGGATAGAGTAAATGTAAGAAGATTGTTAATCGAATTGAAAGGATATATTTCTCAGATTGCAGATACTTTGGTGTTTGACCAAAATACAATTGCAACTAGAAATTCATTCCTAGCACAGGTTAACCCTTACTTAACTTCTGTACAACAGAGACAAGGTCTTTTTGCCTTCAAAGTAGTAATGGATGATAGTAATAACACCGCAGACGTAATTGACAGAAATCAATTAATCGGTCAAATTTACATTCAACCTACTAAGACTGCTGAATTCATTTACTTAGACTTTAATATTACACCAACAGGAGCAACATTCCCAGGTTAATAGATAATACACACGTACAAAAAGAAGGTGCTGCATTAAACAGCACCTTTTTTGTTACCAGGGAGCCATTGGAGCTTTACATTGCCCGAATTCCAAATACGTAGATAGCCGTTCTGTAACATATTTTCATACTCGGAGAGGTTAGGGGAGTACGTTGCAAGTAGCTTTTGTAGTTTGTGTTTTTGGAACACTTGTCTAGGATATACTGTTGTGTTTTTAAAATAAAAATAATTAGGAGGAGTAAACTCCAGAAATTGAAAACCGGCGCTTAAATACAATAGGCCAGAACTCCAAGAACGATCAGCGAAGGTCAAGACTGACTGTGGATTCCTAGAAGTAATAAAATGTTTAAAGAGTTTAGAAAAACCGCCAACAACGTTAGTGTACCTTAGGTTAGCAAACCTAATAATCTCCCATTCATGCCGGTCTGAAAATCTGGGCTTACCTAAAGATAAAGCGCAAACAAGGGTACCATCAAAGAGTAACCCCAAACAGAGAGAGCTTCTAACATCTCCGTGTAGGTGATTTTGATCGAAAAAACGTCTCTTATCTTTGCTAGTTAGTTCAACAACTGTACATTTTCTGGCATAGGTGGAAGTTTTTAGTTTTTTGGTTTTACTAAGTAGCATAGATTCTACAATCTCTCGTTTATATAACCACTCATGTTCAAAAATATGAATCAGCTGAATTCCATGAGAAAGACAGAACCGGGTTTTTTTAAGGTGGTATTTTTTATCCTTCAACTGGTCGTTATGAAAATACAAACCGTTGAATTCGATTGCAAGATTAAGAGATGGGATATAAATATCTAATTCAAACTTTGGAGAAAGTAATCTAGAGTTGCTAAGAATATCAATACCAGGGAGGTAGTCAGACAGAAAAGATAAAATTTCAGAATGACCTTTAGAGGTTTTAGTATACTTAGTAGAACATTGCTTGCATTGAGGATGGTAGTTATTCATTAAAGTACAGCTCCAGACCCGGCCGCATTTTAGGCACTCAACTTCAAACTTATTACCGTTAATCTGAGAATGTTCGTTAATATCCAACAAGCGGATATTAGAATAGGTTTCAAATCTTCTCTGCAAAGTAGATAGAGTTCTTTTTTGGTGGTTGTTATAAGACCCGTACTTTTGCAATTTAGTATCCATAGCCTTATCGATATTAGAAAAGTTAGGATCACCGTACCGCTCTAACCTGGTTTTTTTTGCACGCTCTTGCAGAGTATTTGACTGAAGGGCATGAGACACACCGTAATGCTCCACCATAGACTCTACATGTTTTTTTTGAATTTCTGGGGACTTCATAGGATGACCGTCGTATAAATTGTCCCAAGTTTCCTTACGTTTGTGGTTAGCTTTAGAAACCAGTTCCGGGTCCTTGTTTTTGCAAGATTTACTGCAGTAGGTTCTTTTCTTGTAATTTTCAATCTCAAACTCTGACTTACAAGTTTTACAAATAATTTTCTTTAATTTTACCATAAATAGTATTTTAGTCTCAAATGTCCCTTATAATTATATTTTTTTTTATAAAAAGCAACTTAAAATGTTGTCTCCGGTTATTTATTAGTAAAATAACAAGACTATGGCAGTATTAAATCCAAATGAGATATTTTTCACAGCGTTTGAACCAAAGGTAGTTAACCGCTTCATCATGTATGTTGACGGTATTCCTTCTTACTTCATAAAAGGAGTAAGTGGGGTTGAGGTAACAGCTGATGAAATTAAATTAAATCATATTAACGTTTACCGCAAGGTAAAGGGAAGAAATTCTTGGTCTGATATTTCAATGACCTTGTATGATCCCATTACTCCTTCAGGAGCACAAGCTGTAATGGAGTGGGTACGTCTTCACCACGAATCGGTGACTGGGCGTGATGGTTACTCTGATTTCTACAAAAAAGATTTAACTATCGATATTCTAGGACCAGTAGGTGATATTGTTTCTGAATGGATTATAAAAGGAGCGTTTATCAAATCTACCAAATTTGCAGACCTAAACTGGGATACTGATGCTGAAGCTCAGAATATTGAGTTAGGTATCGGAATGGATTATTGCATACTTAACTTTTGATGCAATCTTAAACTTCTACTTTTTAAAAAGCCTCCTATTTATAATAAAGATAGGAGGTTTTTTTATGTACGAATATTTTCAAATCATTAGACAAGCTCTTTCCGAAGGTAGAGAGAAAGGAAGTACTTATTACGAAGCACATCATATAATTCCTAGGAGCTTTGGGAAACAGTCAAGCACAGTGTTATTAACACCGGAAGAGCATTACAGATGCCACAGGCTACTTGCAGAGTATTTTAAACATCATTCAACCTACGGAAAAAAAATGCTGTGGGCTTTTCATCGAATGAGTTATGACGGCAGGCGTGAGTTAACAGAGGAGCAGTTTGGAGAAGCTAGGAGAATACTGCAGAAGCTATGGAAAGCTGATAAAACAGCAACACATAAAGAGAATATTCGAAAAACCCGGGCAGGTAAAAAAACAATAGTTCATCCAGAAACTAATGAGATTAAGTATGTATTGGCAGAAGAGTTACAAGAGTGGGTAAGTAGAGGATGGGAAAATACAAATTATAAAAAAGGACGTACCGGACTTATATCAGAAGCAGGTAGCCAGAAATTAGCAGAAGCTCGGAGAAGAGGGCAGACAGGGAAAACAGGACTCTCTGCTCAAGCAGCAAAAGGACCTTATACAGTAGAATTTCAAGATGGGAGAAAATATACAGAAGGAAGCTATCCGCAATTATCAAAAGCAGTCGGGATACCATTAGTAACCCTGCAGTACCGTTACGTTCATAAGAAAGGGCAGATGTTTAAGGGCTGGTCTATTTATTAGAGAGGGCTTTTTTTTATATGAAACTCTTAAATATTTTAAAAGAAATAATCACAACCCCGGCCTTTAAAGCTCAAATCTATAAACTTGAAAAAGAAGGTTATAGACGAGTAGGGCAAGGAAATTGGGGTATGGTTTTAGAAAAAGGAAACCGGGTTAAAAAAGTAACTACCGACCCTGACGAAATA